GATGTGGAGTGTCAGTCAACTTTTCAGTCGTATAAATACTTTGGTTATGTATCAGTATAAAGTAAGTGTAGTGAAAGTAGTGGACGGTGACACGATTGACGTGGACATCGACTTAGGTTTCAGTACAGTATTAAAAAAACAGAGAGTTCGAATGATGGGTATTGACACGCCCGAATCTCGTACACGTGATTTAGTTGAAAAGAAATTCGGAAAAGCATCTAAAAAACATCTAAAGAAACTCTTAGAAGAGGCAGAATCATTGTCTCTTATCTCACATGACAAGGGTAAGTTTGGTCGTATCCTTGGTGAAATTATAGCACATTTCAATGAAGGTCATCCTGTTTACGAAACAACAGTTAATGTAAACGAACAAATGATTGCAGACAATCATGCAGTTAGATATACGGGTGAAAACAAAGACCTCATCGAACAGAATCATCTTAAAAACAGAGAGATTTTATTAGAAAGAGGTGAGGTATCCCTATGACAATCGCTTACATGGATTTATTTTATATATTATCCATTGGTGGAATTGTCGCAGTTCTAATTATGATGGAAGCACAAATCAATCAAATTAAAAAGATGATGGAAGAACACATCAAGTACGATGGAAAAATGTGTGACCAATTCAAAGAAGAAAAAGAATAAAAAACCACTTTACAGAACCCCCAATCTTCTGTATAATGGTAAGTAATATTATGGAGAAGTGAATTATGTCAATTATCAAAGACTTAGTCAAAGCTTCGGGTAACGAATACGCTGGTATTGTATCCGAAGGAGTTGCTGCTGGAGACGTAGACTCGTTTATAGATTCGGGTTCTTATATCTTCAATGCACTACTCAGTGGTTCACTATACGGTGGACTCCCCAAAAACAAAATTACAGCAATCGCTGGTGAATCTGCAACAGGTAAAACATTCTTTGCATTAGGAATGTGTAAACAGTTTCTAGATGATAATCCCGATGCCGCTGTGATGTATTTCGAATCTGAATCTGCAATCACAAAAGAAATGATTGAATCAAGAGGTATTGATTCCTCTAGGATGATTATCGTTCCAGTTGTGACTGTTCAAGAATTCAGAACACAATCTATCAATATCCTTGATAGATATCTTGAAACGCCTGAAGACGATAGACCACCTATGATGTTTGTCTTGGATTCACTTGGTATGTTATCTACAACCAAAGAAATCGAAGACACTGCAGATGGTAAAGAGACACGTGATATGACTCGTGCTCAGATTGTCAAAGGTGCATTCAGAGTCTTAACACTTAAATTAGGACGTGCTGGTGTTCCTATGATTGTAACTAACCACACATATGATGTGATTGGTTCTATGTTCCCTCAGAAAGAAATGGGTGGTGGTAGCGGATTAAAGTATGCTGCTTCATCTATTGTATATTTGTCAAAGAAAAAAGAAAAAGAGGGTTCCGAAGTCGTAGGAAATATTATACACTGTAAGAATGCAAAGTCAAGATTAACAGTTGAGAATAGAATCGTTGATGTCAGATTGTCATATGACACTGGTCTCGATAGATACTATGGTCTGTTAGACATGGCACTTGCATTTGGAGTATTTGAGAAATCATCTACAAGAGTGAAACTACCAAACGGTAAAACTGAATTTGGTAAAACTATTAACAATAACCCTGAGAAGTTCTTTACAGATGATGTAATGGAACAACTTGAGACACACGCACAAGAATATTTTAAGTATGGAAGTAAGACTAGAGAAGACAATACTCAAGAATCTGATTCGGAATGAATCTTTTACACGGAAAGTGCTTCCTTTTCTAAAGGAAGAGTATTTCAGTGAACTTGACGAACAAACTGTATTCAAAGAAGTAACCAGTTACTTTGAGAAATATCAGAAAGCTCCAAGTGTAGAAGCACTTCTCATTAATATTGATAACAACACTAAACTTAGTGATAATGTTGTCAAGAACACTAAAAAAATTCTACAGGAGATTGATTCATCCAAGGAAGATTCTGCTAATGATTGGATAGTAGATGAAACTGAGAAATGGTGTAAGGACAGAGCAATCTATATTGCAGTCATGAACTCTATCGAAGTTTTGGATGAGAAAAATCAAAGGTCAAGAGGTGAAATACCTGAACTATTGAAGGATGCACTTTCCGTATCTTTCGACACACACATCGGTCATGACCAGTTGGATGATGCCGATGCACGTTTTGAATTCTATCACACCGAAGAAGAAAAGATTCCATTTGACTTGGAATACTTCAACAAGATTACCAAGGGTGGTCTACCAAACAAGACACTGAACATTTGTCTTGCTGGTACGGGTGTTGGTAAATCCTTGTTCATGTGTCACATGGCATCTAGTGCTTTGATGATGAACAAGAATGTTCTATACATTACACTTGAAATGTCAGAGGAGAGAATTGCAGAACGTATCGATGCGAATGTCATGAATGTTCCTATGAAAGAACTTCCCGACTTATCTAAGAAAATGTATGATAAGAAGATTGACAAACTCAAAGATAAGACTAAAGGTAAACTGATTATCAAAGAATATCCTACTGCATCAGCACACGTAGGACACTTCAGACATCTGTTACAAGAATTATCTTTGAAGAAAGATTTTCGTCCCGATATGATTTTTATTGACTACCTAAATATATGTGCATCACATAGAGTGAGACCAGGCATGGGTGCAAACTCTTACACATTAGTTAAGAGTATTGCAGAAGAACTCAGAGGACTTGCAGTTGAATACGATGTACCTATCGTGAGTGCAACTCAAACTACGAGAAGTGGTTATGGTTCTACAGATATTGACCTAACCGACACTTCAGAATCCTTTGGTCTTCCTGCTACTGCTGACTTTATGTTTGCATTGATTACTTCTGAAGAACTAGAAGAACTAGACCAGTTGGTAGTCAAACAGTTGAAGAATCGATACAATGACCCTACAATCTTCAAAAGATTTGTCATTGGAATTGATAGGAGTCGTATGAAACTATATGATTGTGAACAAGAAGCACAAGAAGAACTTATAGATTCTGCTGACAGTTATAATGATGACACTCCTGTATTTGATAGGGGTAAAAATGATAAATTTAGTGAATTAAAAATATGAAATCCCAAGCATTAACACTTCCAAACATGGGAGTACTACAGTCTAAAGTCCCACCAAAACTATGGAAGAAAATCAAAGAAGTATGTGTCGATAATAGATGTGACCATACTGCTGATTATCATGACAAATTAGCAGGACTTATCAAAGATGAGTATGCAGTAGAAGATAAAGAAATTATTCTAGGTCTACGTGACCATACTGCTGCTTTAATCGAAGAATATTACAGTATTCATGGTTATGCTCAACCTAATATGGGGTGTTATACATGGACTGCAGACATATGGCAAAGAACTAAAACACCTCTACCATCTTATCAGACTATGATGATGCCAGATAGAAATGGACATGTAGGTCATTGGCAAGAAACTGCAACATGGGTTAACTATCAAAAGAAAGGAGAAATGAATCCTATTCATAACCATACTGCAGACTTTAGTATAGTAGTCTTTTGTAAAATACCTTACGACTTTGAAGAAGAGAAGGAATATTTGGCGCCTACTGCTCAACCCGATGAAAGTCTAAGATATATAGTGAAAGATAGTGACTTCAAGAACATGATAACATACAATCAAAATGGAAATTTTGGATTTAATTATAGTATGTTACACGGTGTATCGGGTACAGGAACATTGAATCTCGACCAGTCTTATGAAGGAACTATGTTACTATTCCCAGGCAGTTTGATGCATTTCGTGTATCCTTTCTACACTTCAGATGAAGAGAGGATAACAATTTCTGCTAATTATAAATTAATGAGAGGTAAACCAGCAGAGATTCAGGCGTTACAAAGTAAGTATGACTAATTTAACACATAAGGATGTGATAAAAAACATTCAGAAGAAGATAGACCTCAAAAAGGAATTGAGGAATCAAGAGAGCAAGCAAGAGAAAGAGATTTTAAAGAAAAAAATTTCTAAGATAGACAACAAAATACGTTCTCAACCACTTCCAAAATTATAAATAAAGGTGTAACAGGAGATTTTTATGCCATACACAACAGAACAGATTGCTGCTCAACAAAAAGTAGTAGATAAATTAAAGGAAGACATCAAGTGGAAAGAAGGTGTCTCATACGACTTCCAAGGTATTGACGAAGCAGTTCCAGTATGGAATGGAACTCGTGCTGACTATTGGTCAAACTGGAGAACAGAAAATCCTGATGTAGTTGGTGGTGTTGCAACAGTAAATGGTGATGGTTCCATCACATATGGATATGACCAATTTGATGAGTCATCTACTCCACATGTAAGAACACATACAGTTATGTGGGATTACTGGAAGTGGGAAATGGAATATGACGAAGGTTATGAAGTAGATACAAGTGGTAACTGGGCAACATATATCGCTGATAAAAAGTCTGAATTATCTACAGAAGAAGCGACTCTCGCTACTATGCAAGCAGACCCTGCTTAATAAAAAACTAAATCTACATTATGAAAATCCTGATTATTGGTACAGGTAAATGTGGTTCTGGCACATTGATGTACGCATTGGCAGAAGACCTCAAATATGATGTCCTAGTAGAACCCTTCAATCGTGCTGTAACAGACAATTTCAATTTTATCATAGAAGATAATACAGTCGTAAAAATTATTAACACTGCTCCAAGTGATGATATAATAGAGTTCTCAGAACAATTTGATAAAGTAATTCTAATGGATAGAAGAGATGAAACTGAACGTTTCTTTTCTATTATGCATGCTCATCAACATGACACATGGACACATAAAGAAAACTACAATCCTCAAGATGTAATTATTAATAGAGACTGGATTCCATATCTGAAAGGTGTCTTTGAGGGTAAAGAGTGTATCAACCGTTTATCAAAAGATATGGAAATACCTATAGTCTACATGGAAGACTTATGTACAGAAGATTACGATTTATCAAAAGAGACATATCAAAACATCATAGACTATAGAGATACAGGTAATGATTTTCAATCCCTGTACGATACACACTTCGATACCAAGCACAAACAACAATTAAAAATACCTAAATAGTAGACAAACACATTAAAAATGGTGTATAATCTACTATTATGGCAGCGAAAAATCTACATTTAGAACATCTTGAAGACGAAATCATCAATCAAGGGATAGATGGTGGACGTGGTGCAATTAACTTTCTACAAGGTCTTAGAGACATGATGAAAGGTAATTCTAAATCCTCAGTTAATATGACGGTAAAGTGGGACGGTGCTCCTGCTATCTTTTGTGGTAAGCATCCTGAAGACGGCAGATTTTTTGTCGCAAAGAAATCACTCTTCAATAAAGAACCATTATTCTATTGTTCTGAACAAGAGATAAAAGATGCATCCGAACTCTCGGGTCAACTCAAAGAAAAGTTTCTAACATCATTCCAGTGTCTATCAAAACTTTCATGGAATACAATCATGCAAGGTGATTTGATGTACACTAATGACACTAAGATGCAAAAAATTGATGGTAAGTCATACATCACTTTCCAACCAAACACCATTCTCTACGCTGTAGATATCAATTCAGATTTAGGTAAACAGATTGCAAACTCTAAAATGGGTATTGTATTTCATACCACATATAGTGGTGCAACCATACAAGATTTATCTGCATCTTTTGGTGCAAACATATCAAAATTAGGTAACAATAAAGATGTATGGATGGATGATGCAACCTATAAAGATGTCAGTGGTAACTCGACACTTACTGCTCAAGAGACACTTTCACTCACTAAAGAATTGTCTGCAGTCGGTAAAGCATTCCACGGAATTACCAAAAAAGACCTAGAGAAGTTTAGAAAAATCCAAGACACCATACAACAGAAAGGTGCTGGGGGGTCATATAAAACATATGTGAACTCTCTAATTAGAGGTGGTACATACAAACCAACATACAACGGTTATATGAAACACTTCGAAAACTACTGGAGAGATAAAGTAGTTGGTAAGGTTAAAACAGAAAAGACTAAGCAAATCAAAAGAGAAATTGGTGAACAACTCTATGCAGAGTTAAGGTCACTGAACAAGTTTATTACCAATCTTACCAAGTTTATGGAACACTTAGTAATTGCAAAACAGATTATTATTATAGGACTAAATAGAGTAAAGAGTATCGGAACCTTTAAGAAGACATCAAATGGTTTCGAAGCAGTAAACCCCGAAGGTTATGTTGCGATTGACAGAACAGGTAGTGCTGTTAAACTAGTAGATAGAATGGAGTTTGCATTTAACAACTTTACTGCTCAAAAGAATTGGGACAAATAATGAAGAAATTTAACACGTTCATGAGAGAGGCAAAAGAGAAAGGTGCTGTATTCACCTTTGGTCGATTCAATCCACCAACAACAGGTCACGAAAAACTTGTCAAGAAATTAAACTCTCAAAAATCATTCGGTGATGTATTACTATTCTCATCACACTCAAACGATAAGGTAAAGAATCCTCTATCACACAAAGATAAGGTGAAATACCTCAAAGCATTTTTTGGTAGACAAGTCAATGTTGTCGATGCAGATGTAAAACAGATTTTTCAAATCTTAACATTCTTACATGATAAGAAATACACCAAGATTAGAATGGTCGTAGGTTCAGATAGAGTCAAAGAATTTGAGAATATCATTAAAAAATATAACTCAGTAAAAGGTAGACATGGTTTCTATAACTTCAACGAGATACAAATAGTATCTGCTGGTGAAAGAGACCCTGATGCAGATGACGTAAGTGGAATGTCTGCATCTAAAATGAGAGAGTTCGCAGAGAAGGGTGACTTTGAATCATTCAAAGAAGGTGTCCCTTCTACAGGTAGAAGACTCGCAGATAAACTATACAAAGATATCAGAAAAGGTATGGGTATCAACGAGGGTACACTACCACACTACATGGTAGAAGACTTAATACAAGAGGGTGTATATGACCCAGGCATCTTCAAAGCAGTTTTCTTTTCGGGTGGGCCTGGAAGTGGTAAATCAACAGTCGTAGATAAATTATCACTAAGAGCATTAGGTCTTAAACTGGTCAATACAGATAAAGCATTCGAGAATGGATTGAAAAAGGCAGGGATGACACTCGACCTTAGAGGTGCTGACTTTACTAAAGTAGACCCGATTCGTGCAAGAGCGAAGAAAATCACTAACATGACTATGGATGCATACATCGGTAACAGACTGGGTATGATATTTGACACTACTAGTGCAAACTTATCTAAAGTATCTGCATACAGAAAGAATCTAGAATCACTCGGATACGAGTGTAAGATGATTTATGTGAATGCAAGTTTACAGAATGCACTTGCAAGAAACAATATGAGACCTAGAAAACTACCACATAATATTGTACAGGGTGACTGGGAAAAGGCACAAAAGAATATGAGTGACCTGAAAAAGATTTTTGGTAGAGACTTTGTTGAGGTTAAAAACGATGATGACCTTAAGACACTTGAGACCAAAGCAACAAAATTATTCTCAAAACTTATGACGTGGACAACTAAATTTCCAAGTAACAAACCTGCTCTGAAATGGAGAGAACAGGAATTACAGTATAAGTCATTACGAAATACAAGCTTAAAAGAACATAAATAGTAGTATGGATATGTTAAACTCATTACTAGAAAAGAAGAAAGTCGCACAAGACAAAGACATAGAGTCTAGAGACGGAACTCAACCTAAAAAGTATTACGCAAAGGATGCTGAAGGTGACGATATGGCAAAGTCTACAAAACAGGCACGTGCAAGACACTTTGAGAAGGGAACTAAGAAAGACGATGATGACCCTTCTGCATACGAACCTGCTCCAGGCGACAAGTCTGCAAAAACTAAACCTTCTGCTCACACCAAAAAATTTAAGAAGATGTTTGGTGAAGGTGCCGCTGAAGCAGCAGCACTCAAAGCGAAACAAGCAGACGAAATAGAGAGTTTAAAAAACAAACACGAACAAGAAGTCGATGCATTAAAAGATAGACACGATAGAGAAAACTTCCGTCAAGCACAAGATGACAAGAAAGAACAGGAAGACGATGCTATCAGAAAACAAAGAGATGCAGAAAGAAAGACTGCAGAAAAGAAACGTGATGCAGAGAAGGTCAAAGAAGAAGTAGAAGAAGGTAAGTATGTTGCATCTAGAACTGAGATTATCGATTCTGTTCTTAAAATGGTCAAGAAAAGATTGGAAAAAGAGATGGACAAGAACCCTGAAAAAGGTCTTGGGATGTTGAACACTGTAGGTTCAATGGTCGGTGCAAAAGCAACTGATAAAAGTCAATCAAAAAATAAACTATTTTTAAAGTTTGGAGATAACAATGAGTGATTTAGGAAAAGGTAACTTCACTGATAACGGAGTACACGAACAGGGTACAGATGAAACACGTATCGCATATCAGAACGATACGCCTGGTCAAGCAGTAGACCAATACATCAAAGAAAGAAACAAAGCGTACCACGAAGAAGCAAAAGAGAACAAGAAGAAACACTTCAGTCAAGTGTTTGGTAACCCTCTCAAGAATTTTCCTTACAACGAAGAGTTTGAGGTGTCACTTAAAGAAGAACTAGAATTATCAGAATCAAAAATTGTTCTAACAAAAGTAATGTTTGATGCACTTTCTAAAATGGGTGTTGATAAACTCATGAAAAAACATGATGCATATATCAATAAAAAAGAATCAGATAAAGAGTATACAACTATTTCTACACCAAGTGCTGGATTTGGTGGTGAACTATCAAAACTCATTAAAAAGAATAAGTCAAAACTAAAAAAATTAGTTCCTGAAGAAGTTGAACTTGAAGAAAACGCAGACAAGTCTCTTAGAAAGAAAGCAGACAAAACAGGTATCCCATTTGGTATTCTAAAGAAAGTGTACAACAGGGGTGTCGCTGCTTGGAAAACAGGACATAGACCAGGCACAACGCCAGAGCAATGGGGACATGCAAGAGTGAATAGTTTTGCAACCAAATCAAAAGGTACATGGGGTGGTGCAGATAAAGACCTCGCAAAACAAGTTGGATAATAATGAAAACCTTTCATCAAATTGCAATTACTGAAACACTTGATACACTTCAGAAAGAAGGAACCAATCTATTAGATAATCCGTTTAGATTAGGTTCCATGATGTATTTCGAGACCATCAAAGAAGCACGTAAACTAGTTGCAGAAGGTCTATATACACTTACAGAAGTCGATAAACAGATTTTAGAAACAGATTTAGGAGAGTTCGAAGTATATGAGGGGGAGTTAGTCCCACTAGATTGTCCTATGATAGTAGAAGAAAAGGATGTAGAACTCAACAAACCCAAAAAGGGTGGGCCTAAAAAGTATTATGTCTACGTTAAAGACGGAGACAAAATTAAAAAGGTGACATGGGGTGACACTACAGGACTTAAAGTCAAGTTAGATAATCCCAAGGCACGTAAATCATTTGCTGCTAGACACAAGTGTGACCAACAAAAAGATAAGACTACAGCGTCTTATTGGGCATGCAGATTACCTCACTATGCAAAACAGTTAGGTTTGTCGGGTGGTGGAAGTTTTTATTGGTAATGAAAGGAGTATATTATGAATCAAGTGATGCACGAGTACCACGGCGACGATAGAA